TAACAGAAAAACGAAATAGTACTCATAGTGACAGAAAACATCGCAAAGATTATTGTGAAAATATAGACGGTAGACTAAAAGATTTTGTATGCACTACCACTATTCCAATGAAAAATGGTAAACCCTGGAAAGGAGTGTTAGATACTGATCACATTGATGGTAATTCTGCTAATAAAGATCCTAGTAATTATCAAACATTGTGTAAGGTATGCCATGCATGGAAAACTAATAAAGAGAAAGATTATAAGTCTGCCGGGCGTAAAAAAATAAGGCAACAGCAAATAGAACAAAAACGTCTGGAAATGCTAAAAGCTAAGATTTTCTTTAGTGTAAGCTAAATAAACATTCACACTGGAGTTAATAAACACAATTGAGTAAAACTGACGATGTTATAAAAATGGAAGGCGTAATTACAGAGGTCCTACGCAATACCAATTACCGAGTTAAAATTGAAAATTTTGAGAATATTATACTGGCCACATTAAGTGGCAGAATTCGACAAAACAATATAAAAGTTCTAACAGGAGATAGAGTTCAACTTGAAATATCTCCATATGATTTATCTCGTGGTAGAATAACTCGCAGGCTATGATTCTCATAAATAGGTATATGAGAGATTTATTAACCCTGGTGGAAGCAGCAACAGTTTCATCTAAATTGGAAACTACTCCTTTGCCTTATACACATAAGGCATTAGATCCAGTAATGAGTGCTGATACAATAGAATATCACTATGAGCATTTAGCCAAGGGATATGCTAAAAGATATAACTCAGGTGAAGGTGATCCTGACTTCAATAGATCAGGTAATTTTTTACACAATAAATTTTTTACTCAATTACAAGCTCCAAAAGGTGCTAATCGTCCCAAAGGTGCCGTTCTGGAATTAATTGAGTCTAATTTTAAAACTTATGAAGATTTTAAAATTGAATTCAAAGAAACTGCAATGAAATTGAAGGGCAGTGGCTGGGTTTACCTTAGTACTGGTGGCGAAATCAAAACAATCAAAGATCATGCGGTTCGTACTGATATTTGTGTTCTGGTTGACTGGTGGGAACATGCATGGGCACTGGATTATCAGTGGGATAAAGAAAAATATCTGGATAATATCTGGAAAATTATTAACTGGAACGTATGTTCCGAGAGAATATGATAACAATTACAGAAAATGCAGCAGTTAAAATTAAAGATTTGCTTGCAGAAGAAAACAATCCAAAACTAAAACTACGTGTATTTGTACAAGGCGGTGGCTGTAGTGGCATGCAAACTGGTTTTACCATGGACGAAGATCAATCGGATGATGATTGGAGTATTGAGTCAAATGGCGTACATTTACTTGTAGATAGCATGAGCGGTGAGTATCTACAAGGTTCTACAGTGGATTATCGTGATGATATTCATGGATCTGCCTTTGTTATTACTGGCATGGAAGCAGCAACCACTTGTGGATGTGGCAGTAGTTTCTCGCCCTATTAAAATCTCAATATGATATAGACATTAATTTAGCTAAATAACAAGAGCTAACGAGGATGCGTATGTCACAACAAAATATAGATTTAGGCAGTAGTGCAAACGATGGGACAGGTACGCCTATAAGAACTGCCTTTGGATATACAAACAACAATTTCACGCAATTATTTGCCAGAGCCAATGCAACTCCGCCAACAACAAACAAAGGCAAAACTGGCGACGTTCCAGGTATGTATGCGTACAGTGCTAGTTATTTTTATTATTGTTTTGGCACTTATGATGGCACAAATGCCATTTGGAGTAGAGTAACTGGCAGTAGCTTTTAATCAACAATTAAACTTATGACAGCACAGCCTATTTGGATTACTCCTCCTGGTAGTTTAGGTACAGTAGCAGAGGGTACATTTTATCAAGTGCCCTTGCAGGTTACAGATACCGCCACTATTAATATTAACAGTATTACTGGCAACGGATCAACAGTTACCGTTACATTTTATACTCAGCCAACCGCAACTTTTCAACCTGGTGATTCGATTATAGTAGCAAATGTGACACCTTCAAATTATAATGGCACTTTTATAGTAACAAAATGCACTACATCACAAGTTACCTATACTAGCTCCGCTACTGGTACTTGGATTAGTGGTGGTACTATTACTACTATTCCATCTACCATATATTTTAAAGCTGTAGCAGGTGCATTGCCATCAGGTATTGAATGTACAGCCTCTGGAATTATTCAGGGTGTTCCTACTAACGTAGTTACAGTGGCAGACGAAGCTATTGTGACAGGTATTAATGTTACCAGCAAATTTGCAATTCGTGCTTATACCACAAAAACTGTAGGCCCAGTCACTATTATCAATAGATTGGCGGATAGAACATTTACACTGACTATTGCAGGACGAAATTTACCTAGCTGGATTACTCCTCCTGGACAGTTGGCTCAATTATTTGTGGGAGAACTATTACAGCCTGGAATACAATTGAAATATAATGATGACAATCCTACAAACATTCCACCTTCTATTAGTTTATATTCTGGTAGTTTGCCGCCGGGATTAACAATAAGTAGTCTTGGATTAATATCTGGATATGTTGATCTGAATCCAACTATATCAGCTACCCCAGGATTTAGTGTGACGCAACAAGGATTTAGTGATTATCCCTATGATTTTGATGTGCAATCACAAAATGCCAATTATGAATTTACATTACAAGTCACAGACGGACGTACGTCGGCACTACGTTCTTTTAGTTTATATGTTTGGAGCACACAAACATTCAATGCGTCTACCACGTTAATTACCGCGGATGATTCAAATTTAACGGCCAGTGTATCTACTGCTAATGTACCTGTAATAACAAACATACCTGGTAGTATTGGCACAGCACCTAATAGCACATTTTTTGCTTATCAATTTATGGGAAAAAATATTGCAGGAGATACTGTTGGATTTATTGGACATAATATACCTCCGGGGCTTACTCTGGATTCCACCACTGGTTGGTTAACTGGATATCTTCCAACTGTTGGCTTAACTGAAATAACTTATAATTTTAGTGTTGAAGCTTTTGTAACAAGTACTCCATCTGTTATTAGCGGCATTTATAACTATAGCTTAAATGTCACAGGTCCTTTAACAACCGACATAACTTGGCTTACTCCTTCTTTTCTGGGTAGTATCAATAACGGGTCAACCAGCATGTTTTATGTGGCTGCCGCTGACGCTCTTGGAATACCATTACAATATCGCCTGGTATCAGGGAGTGACTCAAGATTGCCACAAGGTTTATCATTATTATCAACCGGACTTATTGTAGGCAGAGTAAGTTTTAACACATTTGCATTAGATAATGGCACGACAACTATTGATCATGATACTACTACATTTGATTTAACCTATACATTCACTGTAAATGCATTCAGTAGAAATGGCTATATTAGCGTTAACAAAACATTTACTATTAATGTATTGAAGGTATACGATAAGCCGTATGAGAATTTATATATTGAATGTATGCCTCCTGTAAATGACCGACAGTTAATCACAAACTTTTTGCAAAATGCCAATATTTTTACTCCGTCATTATTATATCGTCCTGATGATCTAAATTTTGGGCTAAGCAAAAATGTTGTATATTATCATGCATATGGATTAAATGCTGCTAATATAGATACATATGTCGCTTCATTACAACTCAATCATTATTGGAAAAATTTAATATTAGGCAGTATTAAAACAGCACAAGCAATAGATCCCGTTACTCGCAAGGTAGTATATGAAGTGGTATATTCAAAAATTATAGATACTCTAGTCAATAATAGTGACACTAGCGTAAGTAAAGAAGTAGTTTTAGCATATCCAATAGAAAATCAAACTATAGATGTTGTTTATCCAAATTCTCTTGAGAATATGAGAACTCAAGTTATTGATGTGGTTGGTCAAGAAAGTTCTATGTTGCCATTATGGATGTTATCGGTACAGACCAATGGTAATGTATTAGGATTTACTCCTGCTTGGGTTATAGCGTATACTATACCAGGAGCCTCTGGTCAGATTAAATATAATATAGAAACACAATTTGGGGTGCAGTTAAATCAAGTTGACTTTACCGCTGATCGGTATGAAATAGACAGCGCACTTACTGTTAATTGGGATGCCACAACACAAAGTTGGGTACCGAGTCCACCACAATCTGATACATTTGATATTAACTATCATTATAATGTTTCTATAGCATTGGGCGGTGGTACAGGATATATGGTGGGCGATCAAATTAAAATTTTAGGCACCTCATTAGGAGGAGTAACTCCATATAACGATTTGTTAATCACAGTGAACACCGTTAGTAATACTGGCGCCATACTTGATGTCTTTTATTATGGAACTGCCAGTATTTTGGCTGCAGATAATTTTTATGATAATAAATCAGGAATTAACATAACAGGATCAGGGACTGGTGCTTTGTGGGATATCACCATAGTTCCTGGCAATGAAACAGTGTTTGATGGTGGTAGTGTTACTTTCAATGATCCAGCTGATATGAACACCAATACCAATGCATATGACCGATATCTTATGTATCCAAAAAGAAATATATTGGTATAACTATTAAACACGCTAAATAATAGAAATAATTAAGGAATAACATAATATGACTAGTGCAATAAATCCAAATAACATCAATGGCGCTTATCCAGTAGCAGGCCAAGATAATAATTCTCAGGGATTTCGTGATAATTTCACGAATACTTCAACTAATTTTCAATACGCTGCCCAAGAAATTACGGATCTTCAGAATAAAGTCATTGTAAATTCACAATTAACTGGTGGCGCAACGTTAGCGACACAGAACGATATGTTGAATTCTCCATTATCTAATGCATTGGTATCTGATTTTGCTTATACAGTTGCATCACTTGGCTCAGTTAGTGGGGCATTTACTGTAAATTATGCGGCAGCACATTATCAAACAGCAACTCTTGGTGCTAGTTCAAGTTTAGGATTTAGCAATTGGCCCATACCAGGGCAAGCTGGAATAGTTAATTTACAAATTACTGTGACTAATACCTCTTATACATTGACCTTGCCAACTGCAGTCAGTGTTAACACCACTGGTGTTCAAGGATTAACTCCTTCTACCAATATTATGGAATTTGCCTCGGCAGGCACATACACATTTACATTTACAAGCAGCGATGGTGGAACAACAATAACTTTATCACAAGTAAATCAAGCATTGCAGCCATTTAACGCCAGTAGTCAAAGTTTAGCTTCTGCAGGCGCTGCTAGTTTATCACTTACTACCAGTTATTTTACAACAGCTGGCACAGCTACATTAGCTGACGGCGTAGAAGGACAAATTAAAGTGTTCACTCAAACTGCGGCCGCGTCAATGGTCGTTACTGTTGCTGATGCAGGTTGGAAAGCAGCTGTTCCTGGCACGTCTGGCACAATTACATTGGCTAGTAGAGGTGCTGGATGCACATTACAATATACTAATTCTCTATGGTATTGTATTGGCAATAATGATGCAGTATTTGCTTAATCAAAATCATTGACTAACTACTTTTATTCGTATACAATATAGTATATGGAACATCCACTTATACCTAACATAGATAATCTTAGTACCGAAGAACTTGGTGCTAAGGTATCTGAATTAAATAAAAAACTTAGTATAGCATGGCGACTTGGCAATCATCACTTGTGCAACCAGTTGCGCATGGCTATTGAGTCATATCAAAACAAGTATACAGAAAAATTACGAGCCAGTCAATCTGGCACTGGTGCTGAAGGAATAATAGATATATCATGAATGTTAGAAT